ATGTAAATTGACTATAACTTACCATCGACAGCCATTGTGATAATGAGCCTTTGTACAGATTATCAATATCAGACAACTTGTTTCTAGATACCGGATTTGAAATATGAGTATCTAGCGTTATTACAGGAATTCCTGCCCATATTGATTCAGTGGCTGCATTTGAATTAATACTAACAACACAATAATAATCATTATCGCATAATTCTTTATACAACGACTTTCGAATTTTTTTATTAGTTTTTTCTCTAAATACAATCGGTTTATCTGTATATTGTCTTAACTCTTTTTCAACACTATGCCTCCATGCGTTTACATCAACATGAAAAATGCTAGCGGCAAACGGACCTGGCTCAATTATTAATATTTTTTCACCACCAGTTCGCCATTGCTGGGGAAATGTTTTAAACATTCCCAATCTATCAACAGGGGCATCTATAAAATTTCCATAATGTAAATGATTTTTGACCAGTCTATGCCATTTTTTATTTGATTCTATAAAATTAGTATAACCACTGTCAATAAACCAAAACGGTAATTTCTTATCTATTTTATTAACAAGGAACTGTTCGTTACCTACAGTATTTCTTAGTAAACAGTCTTCATCAACATTGTTAAATCCGTGTCTTCTTACTAAAGAAGCAGTCTTGTCAATACAAAATCCTGTACTTTTTATAAATCCGGTAATACTCTTACTGTTAGCATAGTTTTTTAAAACTGTATTTTGACCGAGTCTATCTAAAATTAGATTGATATTTTTATGAATTGATTTATAATAGATTTCTTTTTTATCTTTCAAATGTAATGTTACATTATTAAAATATGTTTTTAAATCTTTTTCAACTCCGGTTCTAATTTTATCTTTGATTTTATCTTTTTTCTTTCGCCAATTATCTACACCTTTTCTTCTTTCTACCAATGCATATCCCATTGCATCAGTAACGTGTGTGTTGGGGTAAGGGATATCGTTGATAAATTCTCTAATGTCTATCAAACTTGTTAGATAATTTGCTAATTCTTTATCGTTAACTAGTAATTTCATTTATTATTTTCCATGCGGTACCATTGAGAATTTCGCCTTGTGTATATTGTCCATATGCCAATGTGTGACATTGATTTAATATAGCAGTTATTTCCGGTTTAAAAGGATTTGCAAGCATTGACAGGTCAGTTGATACCAACGGGCTAGCTGCACACGGTACTGATACAAACGAAGGGATACCGTATAGTACACTTTCTAAACTTGCAATACTGTTAAGAGATACTGTAGCATATACTCCAGAATCAAAAGCATCATAGATAGAATAGCCGTGTCCTCTTTCGCTTCTTGATCCTTTTACTCTAACTTCGATTGGCAAATTAGAATACGTTTTAATTTTTTCTGTAGTTTCGAGCATCCATTGATCGTAATCTATATTATAATATCTACAGGCTTTTGGATTGGGCATTACTAATAGAATTTTTTTATTGTAATTCTTCCATCCATTCCAAGTTAATCTAGGATCTTGTTTTACTAACTTTTTCCATCGATCGTTTGATACTGTCAGTGGTTGGCAATGCTGTAAATTATTTTTTACTACCCGATGCCATACTTTTTTACCCGATGTGTTTCCTACACTAGGAAAATTTCCCAAATAGCCTGTATCGATGTAATAAAAATCTCTGCTAGTTTCTTTACAAATTTCTATCTCAGTTTTGCTCGTTACTCCACGTACAACTAGCGGCCTGTTATCAGACAAATCAGTTGTACAAATATTGTTAGATCCTATAACTAGTGACTCTTCTAAAGAATGTACGTTCATGACATTAATATTTCCATAACTTTTCCAGATTTCAACTCATTCACATGAAACTGACCGTAGGATAAGTGACATGCCCATGCATATAATTTATCTGAATCAGGATAATATGGGTCATTAATTTTTGACAAGTCTTGAAGTGATACTGGACTTGCAGCATTCGCAGGTGCAAGTGTAAATGCTGGAATACCATAAAATACGCTTTCAATTGCAGCCACGCTATTGAATGTTACCAATGCAAACACATCGTCATCCATTGCTTCTTGTAGTGTGTTATGTACAGTTCTATCAATTCGATTTTTAGCACGCTCTCTGACCACAATTGGTCTGTCGGTGTATTGTTTAATAGCTTCAACAGTTGTATCAATCCACTCTTTTTGTGTTGTACCGTAAAACTTACATGGTTTTTCATCAGGCGCTGCTACTAAAATTTTATGTCCTTCTTTTTTCCAAGGATTAAATTTTTTGTTAAACTTTGACCATCTATCGTCGGGTCTTAGAATTATTTCGCCGTGTTGAATATCGTTTTTTACAATCCGATGCCAATATTTCCAACCGTTCGGGTTAGCTGATGTACGTTCGTTTCCAAAATATCCAGTGTCTATGTAATAGAAATCTCTTTCATCTTTCCAACACTGTTTCATTATTTTGTGTTTAAGAATTCCTCGTAATACAATAGGATCAGTACTGCTTTTGTAAATAAATTCTTCTGTGCTCACTGGTCGAGTTTTGCAACCAGCGGCAAACATGTTGACGTATTCGTCTTCGCCGCCTTTACTTAGGAAGATCATGTTGCTGGCAATATTCCGTATAGATTCGTTCTCTGTGCCACTCGTCTGAAAAGTCACCTTGATTAGAAAACTCGTGGAAGCAAGGTGATCCTAGTGTGTAGTGAATTAATTTCGCCAGAGGATTCCATTCATATTCAACATCTAACCAATTCCACTCGTTAGGTAGTTCGCCAACCAACGAATCATCAAGCCAGGTAAATCTATGTACCTGAGCGCCTGTAGAATTTTGCACAAACTCGGGAGTCACTCCGGCATTAGCAGGATGTCCGCAATTCCAAAGTATCACGCTAGACCAATTTTTTCTAGGATAGTCTTCATTCTTTGATCCAAGATACTTTACAGGCATACGTGTTTTGTAATCATGCTTGACTACCATAACAGCTTTTGAATCATCACGCAACGCCCATAGCTGTTCAATGTCGTCACGAAGGATCATATCTCCGTCTATGAAGATTGCCCATCCTTGATAATTCATCAAGTGCGGCACAAGAAATCTACTATAGATAAAATGGTTACTACCGTCTGTATGCTTTTCGTTATATCCTTTCAGAATATTTAATGCTAACGGACTGAGTGCTACCGGCTGACTTGAATGTCTAATAATACTATTTGTGCATACATGATATGCTATTGCTTCTCGTGGGTCATACCCAATAAAAATTGGAATCATTTTCTTTCAATATCCTCTTCAACACAATTATCACCGTATTGTATTTCAACAATTTTACATGGCACATCATACGGATTGGTTAATTGATGCCATTCTCTAATAGGAACTTTATACGATTCATGCTGTACTAATACGGTAGAAGGTAATTGATAACCCTGGGACATCTGACTGTTAACAACTGCCGTGCCTTCGCTAACAATCCAATATTCCGCACGATGTTGATGGCGTTGCATTGACAAACTACATCCAGGATTAACAGTTAACTCTTTAACCTTCATTCCAGGAACTTCATGCAGTACTCGATAGTATCCCCATTGTCGTTCAGTCTTAGGAGCTTTCCATTCTTGTAATATCCAGCTACTAGAATTCTTTTTATCTTTGCCGCCTACTCCAAAAACAAATTCTACATCGGATTCTGTCATTTCTGGAATATTTTCTTTAGTGCGATCTCCGCCATTAGCAAATACAACTTGACTGTTGGGATAAAGCATTTTAACGTTACGGATGGCTTCACGAGCACTGTCGTCGCTGTCATCAAATAACAGGCAATGGTCTACCATTTTAAGATTCTGTATAATAGTAGTACGCTCACTGATGGGCATAAAAGGAGCGCCCTTCTTACGAGTTAGCCAACTATCGCTATTAACACCGACTACTAAGATATCTCCTAGTTCTTTAGCTGCGTTGAAGTAGGCTATATGCCCAGAATGAAGGGGATCAAAACCCCCTGTGATTAGTACAATGCGTTTCATGCAGATATTTATCTGCGTATATTATACCGTTAATTAAAGACTGGCGTCTTCTAATCCGGCGACACGTAGTTTAACAATGTTGCTAAGATGCCATTGTTTTTGATCTAATGCTTTGATAATACCCAACCACTTGTTGCGTAACAGGGCAAAGTCATTGATAATCTTTTCAAAATCTACAACGTCGGCTTCGCCTTCTACAAACTTTTCACAGTCTCTAGAAGACAAAGCTCGTTGATAACTTTCTAAATACTTGCGAAAATGCTGACTACGAAGTCTGCGAAGTTCGATATGAAGATATTCAAGAATACC